CGGCCGCCAGTCCGGCGTGCGCATGCGCAGGCCGCCGCCGCCTTCCTTCCACGCTTTGCCGACATTGTAATCGAACCCGGGGTCGATCCCGATCGGCACCTGATGCACAGATCCGTTGTGCGGGTTCACCCATGTCCGGGTCACCAGCGGCGGGGCGGTGTCTGGTGCGGATTTGCCCTGGCGTGCGAGCCCGGCCTCGCTGGTCGGCGCCACCCGGCAACTGCACCGCCAGCCGTTCGGTGGATAGTGGCTGTCCCAGAACGGATCGTCCGCCCGCAGCGTCAGCCCGTTCCACGCCAGGTGCTGCGGCCGGGGCCGCTGGCTGTCGCCGTGGACGTATGTCCAATACGGAAACGCCGCCAGCGTGTCGGGTTCGGTCAGCTGGGCATAACGCCCCGCCGAATAGGCGGTTGAGAGGTTGGTGTCGTAGATGATCCCCGACCGCCAACCCGGGGTGCCGTTGTACTCCCAGCCGTGCTTCTGCACGATCGTGTCGAAGTCCTTGCGGAACTCCGCCAGCGTGGTGCCGTCTTCCAGCGCCTTGCGCAGCGCCTGCTGGAAATCGTCGAGCAACGCATCGGTGGCGGCTCCAGCGACCATGAAGCCCTGCGCGTGCGCGGTGCGCCACACATCGGTCCAATGCGCTGTCGGGATGCGTGCCTTGCCGCGGAAGAACGCAATCGCTTCCTCGAACGGCAGGTCGATCCCTTCGGCGATTGGGTCAGCCACGTCACCACCGAACAATGGCGGGGATGATCACCAGCGCCAGTAAAACCACGCCGAACACGATCGCGCCGAGCACCAGTGCGGTCGGCGAGCCATCCCCTTGCATGTGTCGGCGTTCATCGGCGTCCTGCCGCGCCAGGGTTGCCATATCGACGCGCTCTTCTCTCAGCGTCCACCAGCCCTTTGTCACCACGCGCATCGGCGGAGGCTCGCGCATGTCAAGCCGCTCCACCGGTTCGCGCCATGCGCGCCGCCTGATGCTGCCCCTGCAGCTCCTGCACCACGGCGGCCTGGCCGACGATCTCTGCCAGCGCCATGCCGCGCGCCATCGCCTCGGCGAGTTCATCCGGCTTCAGCTTCAACGCGCGAAGCCGGTGCACCAGGTCCTGCATCGAATGCGCCTGGTCGAACGCCGCCCGCACCTGCCCGGTCAATCCGTTCAGCGCGCCGGCCGCGTCCTCCGCCAGCCGGGCCACGAGCTGATCGATCACCTCCGGCTCGGCCTCGCTCTGCAACGCTGTCAGCGCGCCCAGCCAGCGGCCGTGCCCGGAGGGCTTGTCATCAACATCGACGTCGTTCGGGATGTCCACCTTGCCGACGATCGGCGCGTTCTCCACCGTGACCCGTTCGTCCATCTTCGCCGGCACGCCACCCACCAGCTCGTCACCGTCCTCGGGTTCGGTGAATTGCAGGCGCTCGCGGATCTCCGATGCCTTGACCTTCAGGCCCATGCCGCCCAGCACGGCCAGCGCGTCCACCGCCTCCTTCAGCGGCACCATGTCCGGGCGCCCGATCGTCGCCGTCGGATACGCAAGCTGCGGCCCGAAGGTGAACGCAACCATCGCCGGAATAATCTGCTGATTGAGCGTGACGGCCAGCAGCCCGGCGTCGTGCCGTTCCACGTCCTCTTCGACCGCGCGGTGTTCCTTGCCCACCGCGTGGCCGCCGGCGATCGCATCGGTGCCGGCAGTGCTGCCCAGCACCAGCTTCGAGACTTGGCGATCCAGGAAGTCGGCGCGCTTGAGATACAGTTCCGTCCCGGCGTTGTTTTCCGCGCCCTTGACGAACTCCATCTCCATCGACTTGGGGATCATCGCCGCCACGTCGCCGGCGATCGACAGCAACGCACGCCACAGCGTGCGCTTGTCCGTGTCGCTGGCTTCCGGTCCATAGCGGCCGAGGCGCACCGGCAAGCCATACGCCTGCACGAACAGCGCCCAGTCCTTCATGGTGAAGCTGCTGAACATCCACAGGAACGCCACCGCGCGAGACAAGCCGCCGCGCACCACGTTGCCGCTCTTGTTCGGATGCAGGTGCAGCAGGAACTTGTGCGGCGCCAGATCCTCGAAACCGTTCTCGCTGCGCAGCCAGATCGTGTTGCCGTCCTGCCAGCTCACTTCGAAGAAGCGCTGCGGGCGATAGAACAATCGCTCCGGCACCACGCGGCCGGGTTCGGCTTTCCAGACGATCTCGTGCACGCTGAATCCCTTCCCGATCGCGTCCAGCACGTGGAACATCGCGTGCTGCAACACGTTCGTCTTCAGCCAGTCGCGCACCAGGTCGCCGTGCTTTTTGGCTTCCGGCGTTTCGTTGGCATCCTCGATTGTGATCGGAAGCTGCGCCACCTGGCGCCGCCGCTTCGACAACGTCGCGGCGTAGTGCGGGAACAGTTCCTCGATCTCCTCGGCGAGGATGAACCATTCCTGAGTGCTGCCGTTGTCGGCCGCCTTGATGATGGCGCCGAGACGCATCGGGTCGATGCCGAACGCCAGGTGCCCCTGGAAGGGCGGGCGAGCGAACTGGCCGCCGACCGGGCTGATCTCCTCCCGCAGCCGGGCGATGTCGGCGCGCCGGATCGGCCGGTTGAATTCGTCCACCAGGCCCGACAGGGTTTCAGACACGCTCGATCTCCAACTTGCGCACGATAGGATCGTCCGGGTTCAGTTTCGGCCGCTGATCTTCGGGAAGTGAGTGCCGATACTTCCAGCGAAGCTGCCGCACCCAATGGCGTTGGTCCGCGGTCAGCGTCTTCGGATCGTGCCGCGCAATCGCCTCCAGCAGCTCGCAATCGCGCGGCGACATCGTGACCGGCATCAGCGCCCGAATACGCTCCGCCATCAACGGAGCGAACGCGAGTGCGATGCGTTCTTCGTCGTCGTCGTCGGGTTCAGGCGGCGACCAGGCCATGCTATGACGTCACGTGCTTGGCGTGGCCCGGTGTCGCGAGCGTCTCCAGTGCGTTCGCGATGCGGTTCACGTCGATCACGAAGCCTTGGAGCAATGCCCCGGCGGCTGCCACGCTGACATCCTTGTTGTTCGCCTTCATGCCGCTGCTAAGCGCGGAGAAGTAGCCAAGGATGTCGTTCTCGGTCAGCGGCATCAGAACGCTCCTCCCCGCAATCCCGGCATGATGGTGCGCGCCGGCGTCCGTGCTTCGTCCTCATAAGGGTCCGGCCGGTCGCGCCAGGCGTGCCGCTGCTCGCGCTCGGCATCGGCGCGCCTCACTGGCTCATAGCCATACACTTCTGGGTCGGCCCGACTGGCGGCGATCGCCAGGACGCCGGCGATCGCTGCGTCGCCGTGGCGCTTCTTGCCGTCGGCGCCTACCGTATGGTCGGGCACACGCGGCACGCCCCGCACAATCTTCACGATGCTGATATCTTCGACAGTCTCCCGATCGCGCGGGATCTCGATGGTGGCGTCCTCGAATGCCTTCTTAAAGGCCGGCATGTTCTCGCGGTACCAGGTCTCGGACAGCATCACCGGCTCGATCCAGGCACCCCATCGGTCAACGGTTTCCTCGGCAATCTGCTGGCCGTTGCCGCGGGCATCCATCTTGCCAGCGCGCTTCCGCGGCAGCTTGTCGATGACGTGCCACAGCACCTGGCGCTGCTGCGCGAAGGGCATGCCACGCATCTCAAGCGTGAACGGCACGCGGCACACCATGTCGCGGCCGATCGCCAGCGGCATCAGCACAGTCAGATCGCCGCTGCGCGCGAAGTCCCAGCCGAAACAATGCGGCAGATCGGGATCGAGCTTTGCCAACACCGGATCGAGGTGCTCACCGATCCACCCGTCGATATCGACTTTGCGCAGAGGTTCGGCCCACAGCGAAAAGGCCAGGTCACGTTGCAGCCGCAGCACAGGTATATGCGGCTGCGTTCGTGCAGTGATCATCGGCAGCGGAATGTAAGCTCCGCTGGCGGGGTTCGGGATAACGTTCAGTTCTTCGTCCGCGTCGTCACCGTATTCGGCGAAGGTCTGCGCCCGCCAGGCGGCCTCTTTCGCAGGCGTCCACTCCTCGCCCAGCTTGCGGCAGATGTATTTGTAGAGGCCGTCCGCCAGGGCCTCATCAAACGTCAGGCGCATCAAGCCGTACGGCTTTTTGCCGGCGCGGATTTCCTCGATCAGCACGTTGAAGGGGTTCGTCTCGCCCTTATGCGTGCTGATGATCACGACCTTGCCGCCCCACATCAGCAGCGCGAGCGCGGCCTTCAGCATTTCGGCCAGATCGTTCATGAACGCGGCTTCGTCCAGGATCACCAGCCCCTGCTTGCCGCGCAACGCGCGTGGCACCGATGGCAGCGCCTGCACTTCAAAACCGCTGTCGAATTTGACACGGAATGCCTTGATGTCCCGGTCCGGATTGTCAGGGTCGGGAAAGATGAATTCCTGCACGTCGCCGGCGGCCTGTTGGAATATCTTTGCCCACATAGCGACGTAGTCGATGAACTCCCGGCCCATCTCATGGTCGTAGCCGAGGTAATAGACGTCCTCGCCGCCCTCGGTTGCGGCCTTGGCGGCATGCTCGACCGCCGGCGCCGCAACCGTGCGGGTGAAACCGGTGCGGCGCGACTTCTCCACGACCAGCACGCGCCAGCGGTCCAGCTCTTCCCAAAAGCGCCGTTGATAGGGGATTAAGACGTCCGGCAGCGCATCAAGCGGCATCGGCAACCTCACCGCTCGCCAGCACGCGCGCGACAAACCGGATGATGCGGTCCGCCGTCACGCCGATCTTGTCATCCCACTCGCCGGGATAGTCCGGCCCGTCGCCGCGCCGATCGGTATGGAAGCTCACCTGGCCGCTTGGCAGATCGACGTACAGCACCACGTTGTGGAACGCCTGCTGCGCGTCGATGCCCCAGCCCCAGGTGATCGAGCATTCGTCAGCGTGGCTGCCCAGCGCCGTCGCCAGGTTGTCCATGGCCCATTGCTTGCGGTCATACGCGGCACCGCGATAGCCGCGCCTGCGATAGACCTTGGCCCGCGCGCTGTTCTTCTGCGCTCTGAACAGGTTGACCGCGATGTCGCCGATTGGCCCGAGCGTGCCCAGCCGCTCATACAGCGCCTTCGTCGCGTCACCATTGGAGCCTTCGTAGACCGCCAGGACGTGCTCCAGGTTCATGGCGTCGGCACCCACGAAGCGTATTCCGCCTCGCCGTCAACCGCGCCGCAGTGATAGGCGACGATCCAGATGCACAACTCCTTGCATTCATCGCAGATGAACACCGTCGGCCCGGCGACCAGCATCCGCACTTCGTGCTGGTTTTTGCCGCAAAACGAGCAGTACAGCGGCTGCTTCGTCGGCACGCGGGCAACGTTGCTTTTCTGCGTAGCCTTCATTTCGAATATCCCATCGACGCCAGCATGCGGGCCACCAGGTTCCACACGTGAAGCTGCTGGCGCGGATAGTTCTCGACGTGCCCTTGCTTCGCTTCGATCTGTTTGGAGAGAGCAGCCGCGCTGCGGCCACGGAACGTCTGGCCGAAATAGAAGCCCCGCGAGGCCGTACCAGCGCCGGTGTTGGCGATGTGCATCCGGGCGAGTTCAGTCTTTTCGCCGGTGATCGCGGACCAAAGCTCCACGCGGACCACGATCATGCCTTCACCCCGAAGATCCCCGCCTTGATCGCGTTCAGGGTTTCGGTCGTGATCCCGCGCTCCCGCGCCACCGTCTCCACCGCCGTTACCGCCTCGCGCTTCGCAGCCTCCGCTGCCCGCTTCTCCGCAGCCGCCAGGAAATCGACGTTCGTCTTGCTCGCCCGCGCCAGGCTCTCCAGCGACTTCGCCAGGAACATCACGCCTTGCGGGTTCCCGTTCAGCGCGGCCGTGCCGCCGGCGTCTATGCCTTCCTCGCCCTCGGCCGCATTGGTGAACAGGTCCAGCACCGCGGTGTGCAGCAGCTCGATGTTGATCCGCGCCGCCTGGCTCTCCGGCGCGTCGCCGAGTTCCTTCACCAGCGCCTCGGCGACCTGGCGCGACCGCTTCAGCCGTTCGCCCAGCTTCGCCATGCCTTGCAGGTGCCGCCCCAGCGCGGACCGGCTTACCGGCGCGATCCCGTCGAGCTGGCGCAGATGTGCCAGGATGTCGTCGATCGTCCGGCCGTTCTGGCGCAGCCGGCCTATCTCGGCCCGCACCGCCTCCGGAAGCTGATCGACTGTCGAAGGCCGCGCCATCGCATCAGGCCGGGTCTGGCCGCGCCACGCCGGGATGCCGGCTGCGGCCGTTCGCCACGTCACCGCCGGCGCCGGTCAGCGTCGCCACCCACAGCGTGCCGCGCGGCACGTCCAGCTCTTCCACCCGCGCCAGGTTGTGCTGCTTCAGCCACGCCAGGTCGGCCCGGAGCATGTCGTGATCGACCGTGTGTCCCAGGTGGCCCAGCACGTGCTGCAAGGCGCCCTCATTGAGCTGCGAGGCCGGCGCTTCTTCCAGCGTGCGCAGGATCGCCAGGCGCCGGTCCTGCGCGATGACTTCCGAGAGGTTCATTTCTCTTTGCTCAACTGATGTTCGATCAACAGGTCCACGTTTCTCTCGACGCGCTTCAGGCCCGTGTTGACGCCCTCGATCGTCGTCTGCACCACGGCTACGCCGGTTTCGACGCGCGCCAGCCGCCCGGTCAGACCGTTGATGTCGTGCTCGCTCGGTATGTCGCCGAACCGCCGCTCCAGCGCGCCAACCTTCTTCTCCAGATCGACGTGCTGCGTCCGCGTCGCGAATTCGCCACGCAACATGTGCCGCACCGCAGCGACCAGCGCTCCGGCGACCATGACCGAGCTTGCCGCGATGGTGGCGGCTTCCTGCCACACGTCGTTCACCGGCCCATTCCCCGCTCCAACTTCTCCTGGCATCTGGCGCAGGTGTCGCAGCCCCACTCGGACAGGGCCGCCAGCCGCGCCGCCGGAATGTCGTCGCCGCACAGG